CGGGCAGAAATATGCCCCTCCCAAGTACTACGATAAATTGCTAGGCATGAAGGATCCGGTGGCTCTCGAAGAGATTCAGTTCGCCCGCTACTTGCGGTCTGCAGCTGAGGCTTTTCAAGGTGAGAACAGCGCTGCGCGTCTCGCTGTTCGTGAAGCTGTACACAAGGCGCGTCTTTCGTTCAAGAAGAGAGGTCTTAAATGAAGCTCGTTATTGTGGCTATACGGGATCGTGCGGTTAACGCGTTCGGTCGTCCCAACTTCGTCCAGGCTGTCGGTCAGGCGGTGCGTTCTTTCAGCGACGAAGTCAATCGTCGTGCGGAGGACAATCAGCTCAACCAGCACCCCGAGGACTTCGATATGTTCGAACTCGGGACTTACGATGATGCGACGGCGCAAATCGAAATGCTGGAGCGCCCGCGGCAGATTGCCATCGGGAAGGATCTCATTCGGTCTTAGCTGCGTTGGGGGCGGTCATGGTGACCGCCCCTTTTTTTCTACAGGAGGGACTTTGCAATGATGCACAAGAACAAGTCGGTCGATGTTCATCAGTTCGCCATGATTCCCAAGGCGGATATCCCGCGGTCTTCGTTCAGGATGCAGAAGACGCTCAAAACTTCTTTCGACGCGGGCTATCTGGTGCCGATGTACTGCGAGGAGGTTCTGCCCGGCGATACGTTCAACGTCAAGGTGACGGCGTTCGCTCGTCTCGCTACTCCGCTGTTTCCGGTGATGGACAATCTTCACCTCGAAACGTTTTTCTTTTTCGTCCCGAATCGTCTCGTCTGGTCGAACTGGAAGAAGATGATGGGAGAGCAGGACAATCCTGCGGATTCGATCTCCTACGTGATGCCCACCATGAATTGCACGGCGGGTGGTTACGCCGTCTCTTCGATCTTCGACTACTTCGGGTTGCCGACTGCGGGGCAGGTCGGCGGTGGTCTGCAGGTGGCGCACCAGACTCTTCCTCTTCGTGCGTATAACCTGATTTTCAAAGAGTGGTTCCGCGATCAGAACCTGCAGAATTCCCCGGTCATTCGTACGGGGGACTCCGGGGATCTTGTCGCGGATTTCGCTCTGCTTCGTCGTGGCAAGCGACACGACTACTTCACTTCCTGTCTTCCGTGGACTCAGAAGGCTACTTCGGCGGTCACGCTCCCTCTCGGTACGGAAGCTATCGTCAAGACCAAGGCTACGGAAACGGTCACAGGCGCCCAATCGGCGCTGACGTTCCGGGATACCGCGGGTGGCGGTACTACGAATCTCGGTCTTGCGGTCAGCGCGGCAACGCCGGGCGTTCTGGGTACGTACAACAACGGCGGCTTTTTCCAGCCGGGTTCGCTCAATGAGACGGTGTATCCGTCGAATCTCTACGCCGATCTTTCAACGGCTACGGCTGCGACCATCAACCAGATCCGTCAGGCTTTTCAGATCCAGCGTTTGCTCGAACGGGACGCCCGCGGCGGCACGCGGTACACGGAGCAGATCTTTGCTCACTTCGGCGTCAAGTCTCCCGATGCTCGTCTGCAGCGCCCGGAATACCTCGGCGGTGGCAAGACGGCGATCATCGTGAATCCGATCGCTCAGACCTCGGCTACGGGCCTCACTGGTGGCTCTACGCCGGCGGGTTCTCTCGCTGCTGTGGCTACTGGCATCGCGCATGACCACGGTTTCACGCAGTCTTTCACGGAGCACGGCTACGTCCTCGGGCTGGTCAACGTGTACGCGGATCTCACTTACCAGCAGGGTCTTCGTCGTCACTGGTCGCGTTCAACGAAGTACGATTTCTACTGGCCGGTGTTCGCCAACCTGGGCGAACAGTCTGTTCTGAACAAGGAGATCTACGTTCGCGGCGACGCCAACGACGCTCTTGTTTTCGGCTATCAGGAACGGTGGGCGGAGTACCGCTACAACCCGTCAGAGATCACGGGTCTTTTCCGTTCCACTTCCGCGGGCACTATCGATCCGTGGCACCTCGCGCAGCGCTTCACCTCTCTTCCGACGCTCAACGACACGTTCATTCAGGACACCCCGCCGGTGTCGCGTGTTCTGGCTGTCGGTGCTGGCGCCAATGGCCAGCAGCTGCTGATGGATGCTTTCTTTGACTGTCAGCTCGCACGTCCGATGCCGCTGTACTCGGTGCCGGGCCTCGTGGATCACTTCTGATGGAAACCGGCTGGATCGGTGCGGCCATTTCGGGTGCCGAGAATTCAATGGACAGGCAGGGCGGTACTGCCTTCAACCATTACTGGGCGCTTCGGAATGAGCGTTTTCAGGAGGGCCAAGCTGCTACTTCTTATCAGCGCGCTGTTGCTGACATGAAGGCGGCGGGCCTCAATCCCATGCTTGCGTACAGCCAGGGCGGCGCGAGTTCTGCTCAAGGTGCGAAAGCTCAGCATGTTTCGGGTGGCCGGGATCCCGGCGCTGCTTTTACGTCCGGTCAGATGGCGAATCAGCAGGTCAAGAACATGAAGGAGCAGAATCGCATCCTCGGTGCGGAGGCCGATAAGGCCGAGGTCGAGAAGACTCTTTTTCGCGCGCTGTTGCCTTTGGCGAAGATCCTCGAGCAGAAGCTCGGGGCGTTCTCAGCTGAGAGCGCGAAGAATCTGCCGAAGGATCTGACGGATCCCAAGAGCATCCTGGACGGTGCTCGGGGCAAGACGACAGATTTCATGGAGTGGATCGGCAACGCTGTTCAAGGTCTGTCCTCGAAAGAGGGCTGGCTCAAACGTCTCAAGGACATGCAGGAGGATTCGAAATGACCGCGGCAAAAATTTTCGTTCGTTCAGGTTTTCCCTTCAATTACGATCAGGAGGCGGCTTCGGAGGATTCCGGCCTCCAGTGTCGGGACAAGAGCAAGGCTCTGCAGTCTCAGGCGGAGGACGCGGATATCAACGTCCTCGTCAAGCGTTTCAAGATCTCGGGGCAGCTGCCCGAGTCGATGCGTCTCCCGACTTTTCAGGATTTCTCCGGGATCTTTGATTTTCGTTCAGCGATGGACGCCGTTCGCAATGCGGAGACGGCGTTTCTTTCTGTTCCCGCGCACATTCGGGCGCGGTTCGGGCATGATCCGCAGGCGTTCGTGGAGTTCTGTTCCAATGCCGAGAACCTTCCGGAGCTTCGTCGGCTCGGCCTGGCGCCGGAACCTGTGGATCCGGATGCCGATATCAAGAAGGAGGTCGAGCGTGAAGAGCGGAAGGACAAGATTCGTGCCAAGTCCAATCCGGCGCCAGAAGGCGGTAAGAAGGGCACAGCTTCTTGAGGTACAGCTGCCCCTTCCCGGTGTCGGCCTTTTGGCCGGTTCAGACCAGTTCTCACTTGATGTAACTGGTCTAGGTGAACCGTCAAGGTTCGCCTTAAGGGGTTCGGGGAAGGCCACACTTCCCCGGTAGTTCGGATCCGCCAAGCGGATCCGGTCATTAGGGCGCCTGAGATGGCGCCCTTTCTACTTTTGGGGCTATGCCCCTTCCGTGGCTCCCATGCCCGGTTGCTGGCCGCTAGGCCGGTCTGTTGACCTTTAGCCCTAACGTTTATCTAACAGGTGGGCTAGGTCTTAGTGTTCCACTTCTCTATCTATTTCCGCTCCGCCAGGGCGGAGTCTGTTTCAGGTGAGGTAGAGGACTTGCAGTTCCCCCTCTCCACCCTGCAAACTATCTTTAGCCCCCCCTTGTGGGGGGCGTTCTTCAACGGAGGATCTATGCGTCCGGTTCAGCGCAAGCACGTTGACAAGGGTCGTTCTGCAAAGCAGTTTCGTGGGAATGTGTCCCACACCAAGGCGGCCAATTTGAAGACCCCGATGCGGGGTGGTTGGCGCCTCTGACTTGCCTTGTTTCCATCTTATCGACGCGTGGCAGCCGATCAGTGGTGGGAAACTAAGTTTCAAGGAAGTCGGTAACGCACGGAAGCTGGAGCTTTCCTGCGGTCAGTGTTCAGGGTGTCGCGTGGAACGGTCCCGAGATTGGGCCGTTCGTTGCGTTCATGAAGCGGCGCTTCATGACGCGTCTGTCTTCGTCACCCTGACTTATTCGGACGATCATCTAGGATCGTTGTCCCTGAACTACAGGGACTTTCAAAATTTCATGCGAAGGGTACGCCGGGTGTTCCCCGGCGTTCGCTTTTATGCCGTGGGGGAATACGGCGAGAAGTTCGAGCGTCCCCACTGGCATGTTCTTCTTTTCGGTTGTTTCTTTTCGGACAGAGAGTTCCATAAGGAACTCGACTCCGGTTTTCGCTTGTATACGTCGGCCAAGCTGCAGGAGCTATGGCCGTTCGGGTTTTCGTCCATTGGAGACGTCACCTTCGAATCCGCGGCGTACGTCGCCCGGTATGTGTGCAAGAAGGTGACTGGTCGGGCTGCAGAGCAGCATTACGAATTCGTGGATATCGGCAGCGGGGAGATCTCCCAGCGTCGGCCGGAGTTCAATCGAATGAGTCTCAAGCCAGGAATTGGCGCTAGGTGGTTCGAGCGCTTCGGCGCGGAGGTTTTTCCGGAGGACGTAGTAGTGATTAACGGGCAGAAATATGCCCCTCCCAAGTACTACGATAAATTGCTAGGCATGAAGGATCCGGTGGCTCTCGAAGAGATTCAGTTCGCCCGCTACTTGCGGTCTGCAGCTGAGGCTTTTCAAGGT